TCGCCGCGCTGTATGCGGAGGCGACGAAGAAGGTGGTGCCAGTGGGTACCTGGGCCATTGCTGTTCCTTTCAAGAGACGAAAAAATAGCCGCATGCGCGGCTGTGGTTACCCGAATGGGCAGTTCAATTTCAGTACCAGAGGCTGAAGTCCTGCATCGTGCCCCGGGATTTTGTGTCGGCGTCATACAGGGCTACGCGCGCCGACAGCACGGTTGGCTGCAGCGCGGCAGCGGCACGGATCGCGAGCTCGACGCCCGCGCCGATCTGCGAAGCCTCCAGCCTGGTAGCGGCCCACACGTTGATCTGGACCCGGGCATTGGAGCGATCGGGCACGGTGCCGTCCGTGAAGTTGATTGCCTCTCCGCCTACCTGCTGGTAAGTGATGTAGGGCAGGGCCTCATCGGGCGCCACGTCCGGGAATACCCGATTGGCCACCAGGCCCTTGAGCGCGTTAAATATCTGCGGTTCCAGGCTCATGTGCCACCGGTCCCTTCCGAGAGCGCTCGGCTCAATGCTGCACGCATCGCTTCGACGGCTTCTCCATTCTTTGCATCGAACGCATTGCGCATGAAGGCGTAGCCAGGCACACGCCGGTTCCCGTACTCCAGGGCCGCCGCGGCACGGTGCTGCTTCCAGGTCGTTTTCTTCGGTTTGCGCGGCACGATCTTGTGGCCGTTCTCGACCCATCGCCAGTAGAACGCATCGCCCTCGCGGAACATCTTGCCGTTCCGGACCATCACGTAGTAGGTCTGGAGCCGCGCACCGTCAGACTTTTCCTCGACGCGCTTGACGATGATGTTGTTCATCAGCGTCCCGGTGTCCACGTGACGCGATGCGTTAAGCTTTGCCTCGTTGCGCAGCACTTCGGCGCCGGCGAACCCGGCAGCGCGCAGCGCATCCTCGCCGATCGCTTCCGATACATTGTCGAGCGCGGCGCGCATGCCGGCCAGAAAGCTGGACGTATTCACGCGCATCGTCATGGCACCACCTTCGTGCACATGAGCAGCGTCGTGTCGCCCCCCTCGTCAAGGGGCGCCTTGATGTCGTAGACGGTCGCGCCGTGCAGGACGCGCATCGCCCGGGAAATGTCGCCGCGGCGCCAGATCCTGATCCGTGTCGTGACCTCGGCCCGCTCGGCGCCGGCGGCTACGAACTCGCGGCCGCTGATGTCCCGGATGTCCGCCCACACCTGGCAAACATCGGTCCAGGCGTCGATCGGCTGGCCAGCCTCGTCGACGCCCGCGCCGCGCTGCTGGATCCTGATCCGCTTGTTCTTCATGGGTCACCCATAGGTTTTGAGGGGCGCCAGCATGCCCTCCAGCTGCGCGAGCGTCGGCGGGTTCATTGGTGGGCAATATTCCAGCTCGAGCCGCGCGAGAATGTACTGGCGCGCAAGTGCGGGCGTCGCTGCCGGCTCAATGCCGTGGCCGGCCATGCAGTCGATCTTGACCGCGCGCCGGCGCGCCGCCGTTGCTGGCCAGCTGCCAGCCACCGGCGCCAGGAAGGACTGGTACCGCTCGGTGACCATCTCGTACGCCGCCGGCGACAGTACCTGCTCGGCGCCTGCCGCGTCGACATACGTCACCGCCTGGACGCCGCGCGCCGGGTGCGGCAGCCGGATGATCGGCTCGTCGCCGCCAGCGCAGCGCGGGAAATCGTCCAGCGTGACACGCCAGCCCTGCTCCATGAAGCAGTGGCCGGTGGCGGCCTCCGTTTCGGCGACCAAGCCCGCAATCGACAGCTCGAGCTGCGCGTCGAGCCCATCGTCGGCCGATGCGCGGATCTTCTCGCGGGCGTCGACGATCGACACCGCCAGTATGGCCGGCGGCGTGGTGCACACGGCCGCCATGGTCAGCCCTTCAACGATGTGGCGTAAGCGACGGCGGCCGGGTCGGTGTCGATTACGTCACCCAGTATTGCGACCAAGTCGGCATCGACTTCGATCACATCGTCCGGGGCGCCGAGGTTGCAGTACGCGAGAACGCGGGCTTGGACCGTGCGCGGCGTGGCTACTGGCTGCGTGGCAGCGATGGCACCCTCCGCGGCAGCGTGGGCCAGCGCTTCGGCTTGGGCCGCCGCTTCAGCCTGGGCCCGGGCTGCTGCTTCAGCTTGCGCTGCTGCTTCAGCTTGCGCCGCTGCTTCAGCTTGGGCTGCTGCTTCAGCCTGGGACGCCGCTTCTGCTTGGGCCAGCGCTTCTGCTTGGGCCAGCGCGTCGGCCTGCGCCGCTGCTTCAGCCTGGGCTGCCGCTTCAGCCGGGGCGGCCTGCACTGGGTCCGGCGCCGCGGTATCGGGTTTCGTAGATGCTTTGGGCATTTCCGGTGTTTCCTTTCATTGCGGCCGGTCACCCGGCCGCTGATGGTCATCAGGTGGCCGAGTTCTGGAAATATTTGATCGCGCCGCCCACGTCGACCATGTTCGCGCCGGAGCGGCTGAAGGCGACGAAGCCCACTTGGCCCTTCTCGGTGTACTTCGAGTCGGTCATGCGGAACAGAGTCACGTCCATCACGTCGCGAATCAGGTATTTGCTGAAGTCGCCGAACAAAACCGACTTGGCGTTTGCGGCCATCGAGGGCATGTGCTGGTTCAGCACGATCTCGCGGCCCAGCAAGCGGTCCGGTGCGCCACCAGGGTTGCCTTGCTCGTAGCCGGGCACAAAGATCGGCCGCTGGTTGCCGTCCTTGAGCTTGCGCAGAGCTTTCAGCGTATCGTCATGCATCATCCAGCGGCCCGCTGGTCGGTAGAACGGATCGACGGAATGCTCCAGGTCAACCAAGTCGTCATAGCCAACGGTGACGCTGGAGCCCGTTGCGCCGATCTTGCCCGCAGCGGCGCACGTGACGATGCCGCGTGGCTGGCCGACGCCGCTACCAACAGTGTGGTGACGATTCTGGATGCGCCCCTTTCGCAGGCGCAGCAGCTCCACAATGTAGGCTTCGATGTCGAACATCGAGTCTTGCAGCAGTTCGAACGGCAGTGCGATCGATTTCGAGCTGTACTTGTACACATCCAGCGACGCTTGACCGAAGGTGGTTTCCCCGGTCGAGGCCGAGTTGTTCTGGCCGACGATCTCGCCTTCCTCTGCCGTGGAGTCGGCAGTTGGGAACAGCATCTGTGCGCCGGTGGACGTCTGGATGCTGCTCGCCACGCTCCTTACGGGGAACAGCGCGCGCATTGCCTGGATCAGGTTGCGGCTGAATTCGGTGGCCACCGTATAGCCGCCTTCGCCGGCAGTCGTGGTCGACATGGCATTGCGAATCTCCGGGCTTGTGCGGGCGTTCATTGCCGCGCGCTGTTCCGGACTCAGTGCGCTGACGCCACCGGTCAACATGGCGCGCAAAGCAGCCGACTCGTCGGTCTGGCCGCCGCGGCTGCGCTGCGCCGCCGCCATGGCAGCGTCGTGTTGAGCCGCCGGATTATCGCCGGCCACTTGGGCCAGGCGCTGCTCGCGCGCGATTTCGGCGTCGATCGCTTCGACTTCAGCCAGGATTGCGTCCAGCTGCGCCACCTCGGCGGCCGGCATGCGCTGGTTCGCCGGGTACTTGTTGTTCAGGTCATGTGCCTTTTGGGCGGCGGCGGCGCGCTGTTCACGCAGTTGTGCGAGTTTCGACATGGATTTCCTCATGGTTTGGTCCGCTCTCGCGGCCGGTGGAACGAAAAAAGCCGCCTCGACGGGCGGCTGCTTATTGGCGCGAGAGCGCGTTCAGTGCTGCAGGCGTGCCAGCATGGCGATGCGCTGCTGCTGGCGGGCTCGGTGTTCTTCGGTGGAGATGTCTTCGATGCCACCGGCGTTGTCTTCGATCTTCGGCGCCTTGGCATAGGCGCTCATGTTCCAGGCGGCCTGCGCCTTTTTGCCTTCGGCGATGCGGTCGACAAGGCCGGCGGCTACAGCCTCCTCGGCGGAATACCAGGTCTCAGCATCCATCGCTGCTCGCACGTCGTCGACGGACATGCCGCTCTTCGCCGCGTACTGACCGGCCAGCGTGCCATCGATCTTCCCCAACAGAGAAACGGTCGCCGTCAGGTCGTTCGCGTTGCCCATCGCCCAGGTCCAGGCGTTGTGGATCATGAAGAAGCCGCCTGGCGCAATCTCGACCTCGTCGGCCGCGATGGCGATCACGGTTGCTGCGCTGGCAGCATAGCCATCCACGTGCGCCACGACGCGGGCGCCGGTGTCGCGGATGGCTTGGCAGATCGTCTGCGCGGCGAACACGTCGCCGCCCGGGCTATTGATCCGCAGGTGCACGGTACCGCCTTTGATCGCGCGGATCTGTGGCACCAGCGCTTCGGCAGACACGCCTCCCCACCACTGTGCAGTTTCCTCGTCGGCGACGATCGAGTCGTAGATGTAAATCGTGGTGTCGGCGCCTTCGGCGACGATCCGCGACTGCGGCAGCCGGTCAGGCCGGCTCTTGTTGCTGGCCAGCAGTTTCTGCAGGGGCATCCTTGGCTCCATTGAAAAGTTGATCTCCGCCTTCAACAGGCGGCATGTTTTCGGCGCGGCGCACCTGGTTCTGCGTCATCCAACCTGGCTCGCCGGCACGGCCCAGCGCTATCCGGTACGCCTCGGCGCGGGCCTTCGTATCGCCGCTTTCCAGCGCCTCGGTCTCGTATGCCACGAAGTACCGCTGGCGCACCGGCCACAGCTTGCGGTTCAACTCCTGCGCGATCGGCGTCAGATGCCGGCGCAGCGTGTAGCGCACGAAGTTGCCGCCCTGCTCCGCCATCCCGGTCCCCCACTGGCTGGTGTCCGAAGAGCTGCCAATCATGTACGGCGGCACCCCGAGAATGGCGCAAATCTGCACGACGCCGAACATGCGGGTACCCAAAATCTCTGCATCCTTCGAATTCACGCTCAGCTGCGCAGGCTCCAGGCCGCCGGTCAGGATGAGTGGGCTGCGGCTGCCCGGTCCGCCCATTCGGGCACGCAGCGAG